CAGATCGCCGGCCGACTGCAGGCCGTCCTCAACGACATCGCCGCACTGCCGGGCGAGGTGGTCATGTCGACCACCGACCAGCTCCGTGCCAAGCGAGACCAGCGCCGCAGCGCTTGAGTCCAACAACAAAGTGACCCCCGCGCCGTGACGGGCCGGGGGTCTGACCGCAACCCGTGGAAGGGGTTCCGATGAAGACAGATCATACGCTGACCGGCGCGCGCTTGCGCCTCCTCACCGAGTACCGGGACGGTGCGCTGTACTGGCGCCCCGGATACGGCCGCACAAACGGCCCGCTCGGATCAAGGGCAGGCCGCCAGGGCCGACTGCAGGTCCATGTCGACGGCGTCGCCCGCTACGTCCACCGCCTCGTCTGGCTGTACCACCACGACGAGTGGCCCATCGGCCAGGTCGACCACATCAACGGCAACAAGCACGACCACCGCATCGAGAACCTGCGGGTGGTGACCAACTCGCAGAACGCCCAGAACCGCCGCATCCGTGGCGTGACGTTTGAGAAGCGACAGGCAACCAGGCCGTGGAGGGCTCGCATCATGGTCGATCAGAAGTCGATCAGCCTCGGCTACTTCGCAACCGAGGCCGAGGCGCTCGCCGAGTACCAGCGTGCCAAGTTGCTCTATCACGAGCCGTTCGCCACCGGCATCGCCGCCGCATGAGGGTCGGCGCTCAGACGCCGCGCCTGTCTCACGTCCCAGCGTTCACCCGCAACGACGCAGCCGAAGACGTCATCGTCATGGCTCGAGTGGCAGGGATGCCGCTTGACCCGTGGCAAGAGTGGGTCGTTCGCAACTCGCTCGGCGAGCTCGACGACGACCGATGGGCCGCCTTCGAGGCGGCGCTCATCGTCCCGAGACAATGTGGGAAATCTGCCCTCATTGAGGCGCTGATCCTCGCAGCCCTGTTTGTGTGGCGAGAGCAGACGGTCATCTATTCGGCGCACTTGTTCGCCACGGCGCAGGAGACGTTCACCCGGCTTCGGTCGCTGATCGAGAACTCCGAGTTCGCCGACGAGGTCGCCAAGGTCTACACGGCCAACGGCAAAGAGTCGATCATCCTGAAGAACGGATGCCGGGTCAAGTTCATGGCTCGCAGCCGTGGCGGCGGCCGTGGCTTCTCCGGTGACCGGATCATCTTCGACGAGGCATACGACCTGGCGCCGACGTCCATCGGTGCGATGGTCCCAACTCTCGCCGCCCGGTCGATGCGGGGTGAGAGCAACCCGCAGATCTGGTACGCCTCATCGGCGCCTCATGTCGACTCGGTTGTGCTGCACTCAATCCGCAAGCGCGCCCAGTCCGAGGCACCCGGCCGGTTGTTCTTCGCTGAGTGGTCGGCGCCCGACGATGCGAGCGCTGACGATGTCGACGCCTGGTACCAAGCGAACCCAGCGCTCGGCATCCGCATATCCGAGGACTTCGTTCGTGACGAGCGAGCTGCCCTCATGCACTCACCGCAGGAGTTCCTACGGGAGCGTCTCGGCATTGTTGAGACGCAGGCCGGCGGGGGAGCGATCCCCCTCGACCAGTGGCAACGCCTCACCGACGCCGACAGCAACATCGTCGGCCCTCTGTCGATCGCGTTGGACGTATCGCCAGATCGCGAGTGGGCATCGTTCGCCGCCGCTGGCAAGCGTGCCGACGACGTCGACCACGTCGAGATCATTGACCGCCGCCCCGGCACCGGATGGATCATTGAGCGTGCCGCCGAACTGGCGTCAAAGTGGTCGACGTCGATCACCCTCGACCCGTCCTCACCGGCGGGTGGCCTACTCGGTGACCTGCAATCCGCAGGCGTCAGCGTCGCCGAGGTGTCGCAGCGCAGCCACGCCCAAGCCTGCGGCGCCCTGGTCGACGCCGTGCGCAACGAGTCGCTGCGCCACCTCGGCCAGCCCTCACTGCTAGCGGCGCTCACAGGGGCACAGAAGCGCACCACGGGCGACGTGTGGATGTGGTCCCGCACCGGCTCACACGTCGACATCACCCCGCTCGTCGCCGCCACCTTGGCACTGTGGGCCAGCCGCACCGCCGCACCCCCAAAGCTGACGCACTCGGCGTCGGCGTTCGTGTCGCTCGACGACTACTAGCCCGAGGAGGTCGCGCATGTTCACTGCCATGCAACTCGTCGGTCTGGTCATGGTCGTCGTCGGTGCCTTCATCGGCGCTGGCCTGCCCGGTGCCCTCGTCGGCGCCGGGATTCTGCTGACCTACTTCGGTCTGGCGGGTGAGCGCTGATGTTGTCGTCGATCTTCCGTCGCCCCGAGCAGCGCGCCCAGGCGACCACCTGGGGACTCTGGCCCGGCGAGATGACCCAGGTCGTCGGCGGCGTGTCGGTCACCGAGCAGACGTCGATGCAGTTGCTCACCGTCTACGGGTCGGTGCGCCTCATCTCCGATTCCATCGCCACGCTGCCGCTTGACGTGTATCGCCGCACCGGCGACGACGCCAAGATCGAAGTCGCCAAGCCGAAGTGGTTGCAGCAGCCGACGACGAATCTCGACTTCACCGCATGGGTGTCGCAGGTGTTGTCGTCGCTGCTGCTGCACGGCAACGCCTACGTCGTCGTCCTGCGCAATGAGGTCGGCGCCATCGTCGAACTGATCCCGCTCGACCCGTCAAAGGTGCGGGTGACCCGTGATCGCGGCCGCCTGGCCTACATGGTGAACGGCCAGCGTGTCGATGCCGAGATGCTCCATCTCAAGGGGCTGATGCTGCCGGGTTCCGACGTCGGCCTGTCGCCGGTGGAGTACGCCCGCCAGTCGATCGGGCTCGGCCTGGCCGCCGTCAAGTTCGGCACCGGCTACTTCGAGGGCGAGGGCAACATGCCCGGCGTCATCGAGATGCCTGGCAGTGCGCAGTCCGAGACGCTCAAGGCCATCGCCGACCAGTGGCGCCGTCGTCGCCGTGAGGGCGGCCGCGGCCTGCCCGGCGTGCTGCAAGAGGGCGCCGTGTGGAAGCCGACCGGCGTCACGAACGAGCAGGCGCAGTTCCTCGCCACGCGCAAGTTCACGTCGGCCGAGATCGCCGGGCAGATGTTCATGATCGACCCGACCGAGCTCGGCATCGGCATCGAGGGTTCGTCGCTGACCTACGCCAACCTCGAGCAGCGCAACACCCGCTTCGTGCGGGTGACGCTGCTGCCGTGGATCGTGCGCCTGGAGAAGGCGCTGTCTGACCTGCTGGCGCAGCCTCGGTACGTGAAGTTCAACCTCGGCGCCCTGCTCCGTGGCGACCTGCAGACCCGCTATGCCGCCTACGCCGTCGGCATCGGCGCCGGGTTCCTCGAGCCGAACGAGGCGCGCGACTGGGAAGACCTGCCGCCGATGGAGGACACGCCCGACGTCCCCGACGACTCCGAGGTGGCCCCGATGCAGGAGAACGCTGCGCTGATGATGGCCGAGATGCGAGCAGCGATGGCCGAGCAGTCGACCCGCACGTCCGACACGCACATCCACCTACCGGATTCACTGCAGGTGGAGATGCGCCAGGAGCCGATCATCATCCCGGCCCCGATCGTCAACATCCCGCCGGCGCAGGTGACAGTCAACGTCGAGCCGACGCCGGTCACGGTAAACGTCCCTCCGGCCGATCTGACGGTGAACGTCCCGACGCAGCCGCCGCCGATCGTTTACGTGCAGCCGCCGGATTCCGGCGACGAGTCCATCACGTTCACGCGTGACCCGTCGGGCCGCATCGTCGGTGCCAAGAAGGTGACGAACTAATGGCCGACAACGTCGGATACACCCCAGGGTCGGGCGCAACCGTCGCCGCCGACGAGATCGGCGGCGTGCTGCACCAGCGCATCAAGCTCGGCATCGGCGACGACGGCACTGCTGTCGACGTGTCGGCGAACAACCCGTTGCCGGCGACGATCACGGCTGGCGAGCTGATCGAGGCGCTCGAGGCGATGCGCATGGCGGTGCAGTCGTTGGCCCGTTCGGTTGGCCAGTCGATGCCTGATGTGGCTGGCCGTCTGCGTGTGGTGGTGGATGCGATCTCGGCGTCGCTGACCTTGGCGACGATCACCACGGTCGGCACGGTGACGACGGTGACGACGGTGTCGACGATGACGAACCAGACGCAGGTCGGCGGCAACCCGGCCTTCGAACAGATCCCGGCGCTGATGCGCCTCGGCGCAGACAGCCTGCGCCGCAACGTGAGCGTGAGCTGAGGCAGGGGCAATGGCAACGACGAACGGCAACCGCAAGATCCTCGACCTGAAGCGATGGGAGTTCTGCACGCCTGCCCCGGTGGCAACGGCTGCAGGCGCGTTCATCTCGTCGAGCAGGCACTACCGCCAGCAGCAGCTCTACGTCACCAGCGCAACCGTGCACCACCTGTACAACCCGCAAGAGGATGCGTGGGTGCAGATCCCGTCGGGCGCGCTGGCAGGCACGTTCGCCGCTGGTGCGTGCGGCACGGCCACGGCGATCGGCCCGTCGGGTACCGCCACGGGTGGCAGCACGTCGACGATCAACACGAACCTGACGCTCGCCCGTGACCTGCGTGGGTACTCGATCCACATCACCGGCGGACCGAACGCTGGCGTGACGCTGGCGATCTCGTCGAACACGATCGGCGCGAACGGCGTCGTCACGGTGCCGACCCAGGCGTCGGCGTTCACCGCTTCGACGACCTACCGGCTCATCACGCCCCGCTGGTACGTGCTGAACGCCATCACGGCCGCAGGTACGACGACGGCCGCCGTGTTCCGGTTCTACGATTTCGCCACCAACACCTGGGCCTCGGCCGAGACCGGTGCGACGGACGGCATCGCCCCGGCGGCGGTGATCGGCACCGACTCCAAGCTCATCGCCACTCCGTCGTGGCAGGGCGCCGGCTACCGGGCTTTCGCCACCGGCACGGCCACGGCTGGCGGCGCATCGACGCTGACGAACTCGGCGAAGACCTGGACCGTGAACCAGTGGACGAACTACCAGGTCCGCATCGTGTCGGGCACTGGTGCTGGCCAGATCCGCACCATCGCATCGAACACGGCCACGGCGCTGACCACCTCGGCGGCATGGACGACCGCCCCGGACGCCACGAGCGTCTACAGCGTCGAGGGCAACGACGACTTCATCTACTACATCGGCAGCAACGCCGTCACGCTGTACCGCTACTCCATCTCGGCTGGCACCTGGACGACGATCGCGCCGGGCGTCGCCCGCGCCGCTGCGCCGGGTGTTGGCATGTCGGGGCACTGGGCGTGGGAGTCGACCGACTCGGCGTGGACGAACGAGTCAGCGATCATCTCCGGTCGGCGCATCTACTCGTTCCGTGGCGGTGCTTCGGCGGTGCTCGACTACTACGACATCGCTTCGAACACCTGGGTCAACGGCGTGACCTATGCGCCGGCGGCGGAGACGTTCACGACGGGCAGCAAGTACGTCTACCTCAATGATGCGATCTACGTGCAGAAAGAGGCGACCGGCCGCTGGCTAAGGCTGAACCTGGTCACGTCCGAGCAGGACGGCTGGTCGACGATGACCTACACCCAGGGTGCTGCGGTGCTCGGCGACACGGCGTTCGATGTGCACTACACGGACGGCGCCACGGAGATCGACTACATCTACACGGTGCTCAACACCAGCACGGTCATGCTCCGGGCGATGGTGATCTGATGACCGTCGACGACCTGATCCGTCAGGCCCGTACGTGGGTCGCTCGTCAGACGGTGCTACGGGCCGAAGCGGTGCGCCTCGGCGACACGACGGCCATCGCCGCCGCCGACGCAGAGATCGCCACCACCGAGGACACCATCGCCACGCTCGAAGCGCTGTAGTCGAGAGGAGCGGCCGTGCTGCTCACGCTGCTGCAGTCACAGGGATCGACACCGCCCGAGCCGCCGCAGGACGATCCCGGCAGCGGCAGCCGCACGTATGTGGGCATCGCCGGCAACCCCCGCCG